AGTACTGAAGGCTACATAACAAGCGAAACCTCACAAACGCTTAGTATTTCAGGGCAAGACCTAACACTTAGTGGTGGAGGTGGCACTGTAACAATACCATCAGGTGGCGGTGGTGGAACTGCTTTTCAGCATCAAGTTCTATCGTCTACTATGTACCACTCAGCCAACACTATAGGTGATGTTTATTGGTGGAGTTTTGATAGTTCTAATGAAGCAACAAACAACCCTAACTACGATAATTTCTTTGCGCCCTATGGTGATGGTAGGATTAAATTTATAACCTTAGTACACAATCAGTCAGGATTAAATCCTCAGTGTGACGGAGTTAAGTTTTGGTATAAAAAAGTTAATACAGAAACCTTAATAGGAACAGCTACAGTTACCAATGCAGGTTCATACGGAATGACATCCAAGTATGAGTTAACGGATAGTGAATTGACGTTTACTTTTGGGGACTCGTTTGCTTTTGGTTTTGAAACCGTTGTAAGTGGAGCTCAAACAGGTAAATTCTATGGTGGTTGGGCTAATATTGGCATAGAATATACATAATAGTTTTTTGTTAAAATGTTGACACTGAATTGTTTTTAAATAAAACCCATATGTTAAACGCAAAAGAAACCCTTAAAAAAATTGCTGACGCTTTAAACGTTGTTAGTAATGATGAGCCAAAGACTGAAGAAGTTGTTGAAACTCCTGAAGCTACAGAAGGTACTACTGAGGTTAAAGAAGAGGTTGAAGAACCTAAAGAAGAACCTAAAGCAGAAGAAAAAGAAGAGATTAAAGTTGATGATTCTAGAGTAAAAGAATTAGAAGCTCAAATCGAATCTTTAAAAGACATTATATCAAAGTCTTTAGAACAAGAAGAAGTTAAACAAGAAGCTCCTGAAGTACCAACTGAAGAGCCTAAAGGTTTGACTCATTCTCCTGAAAAGCCTGTAAGAAAAAAGGCTAACGGAATCGGTTCAAAAGGCGGAGACATTAAGTCTAGAGTATTTAAATACATAAACAATAATTAATAATAACTTAAATTAAATTAAAAATGGCTACTACTACTAGTATCACTACAACTTACGCAGGTGAAAAGGCTTCTGGTTTTATCTCAGCAGCTTTGCTTTCAGCTCCAACTTTAGACAAAGGTGGAATCACTGTTAAACCTAACGTAAAATTTAAATCAGTAATGCAAAAACTTGCTGTTGGTGACGTTATCGCTAACGCTTCTTGTGACTTTACTGCTACATCTACTGTAACTCTTACTGAGCGTTACTTACAACCTGAAGATTTTCAAGTAAACCTTGAGCTTTGTAAAAAAGATTTCGAATCGGATTGGCTTAGCATTGAGCAAGGGTTCTCTTCTTTCGATGAACTACCTTCTTCTTTCGCTTCTTACCTTATTGGACACGTTGCTGCTAAGGTTGCTGCTAAAATGGAGGTTAACATCTGGAACGGTGCTGACTCTAATGCAGGTGAATTTGACGGTCTTGTTGCTTTGGCTACTGCTGACTCTGACGTTATCGACGTGACTGAATCAGGAGCTACTAATGCTTCTAACATCATTGAGCGTTTAGGAAACGTAATCGACGCTGTACCTTCTACTATCTACGGAAACGAAGGACTTGCTCTTTACATCTCTCAAGCTGATGCTCGTTCTTATGTACGTGCTCAAGCTGCTTTAGGTTACAAGGACCTTTACCACGTTGGACAAACTGCAATGGACTTCGAAGGGGTTAAATTGTTTGTTGCTAACGGACTTAATAGCGGTCAAATTATTGCTGCTGAGAAAGAAAACTTATTCTTCGGAACAGGTTTACAAAACGATATGAACGAAGTTAAACTTATCGACCTTGCTGACATCGACGGAAGTCAAAATGTTAGAGTTGTGATGAGATTTTCTGCAGGCGTAAACTACGCTATCGGTTCTGAAATCGTGCTTTCTATCGCTAGCTAATAGCATAACAATTATGGGAGGTTTAACCGCCTCCCTTTCTTTAACAATTTAATACAATATAAAATGAGCTGTAATATATCATTAGGACGTTTAGAAGGATGTAAAGACATCGTGGGAGGTTTGAATGCTGTTTATTTTATCAACTTTGGAGACGCTACTTTTACAGTAGATGGGTCAACTGACGGAATCTCAGGAGTTGTTGAAACAACACCAAACGCTTACAAGTACGACCTTAGAGGAAACTCTAACTTCGAACAATCTTTAACTTCTAGCCGTGAAAACGGAACGACTTTCGCTGAGCAAACGCTTACTGTTTCACTTAAGAAACAAGACGCTTCTACTCACAAAGAAGTTAAATTATTAGCTTATGGTAGACCACACATCTTAATCGAGGACAACAACGGTTCTCTTTGGGTAATGGGTCAAGAATATGGTGCTGAAATGACTGCTACGGCATCTACAGGCGCTGCAATGGGTGACAAAAACGGATATGAATTATCTTTCGTAGCGACTGAGAAGACTTTCGCTAGAGCTTACGAGGGTACTATCACTGACTTTTCTGTAACACTTGGTTCTTAATCATAAGTAAACAATTCTTAAAGGGCTCTACTTCGGTAGGGCTTTTTTTGTATACAGACACCTCTTTTATCTGTTTTTAAATAAAGACTGATAATGAACTATATAGATAAAGATAGCACATCTACAACGCTGACCTTCAACACGAGAGAAGAGTCAGGTTCTGTATTATCGTTCACAATGTACGAGGATGGAAACAGAGGCTCTTCTATTAACTTAGGGGACTATACTCTAGTAGACCACTCTTACTATCAATCAGTAACTATAAACCCTTCAGACTTTACATTTAAAAATGAGTTAACCTATGAGTTAGAAGCTTCTAGTACAGGAGGTGAATTAGTCTACAAAGGACGTGCTTATATAACGTCTCAAGACGTATCTGTGTACAAAATAAACGATACAGATTATACTCAAGACAACTCAGGTAATAACGATTATATACTATATTAATTATGAATATATCACTAGTAAACCTCGCAGCGTACGAGATGCCTAAGGCAATAGAAGACAAAAGAAAAGATTGGGTAGCTTACGGAGAAGATAATGACTACTACAATCATTTGGTGAATGCTTACTTAACAAGCGCAACCAATAACGCTGCTATACGCTCTATTTCTGACTTAGTATATGGAGAAGGTATATGTATTGAAGACCTAGAGAAAGACTCTAACGAAGTAAAAGAGCTTAGAAAGGTAATCGGTCACAGATGTCTTAAAAAGATTATCCTAGAGCGTAAAATGCTAGGACAGGCCGCTATGCAGGTTATATATGACAAAGCAGGTAATAAACGTAAAGTAGTTAAAATAAAGCATTTTCCTTTATGTACTCTAAGACCTGAGAAGATGAACTCAGAAGGAGTTATAGAAGCTTATTATTATCATCCTGATTGGGCTAATAAAAAACCTAACGACGAACTAAAGAGAATACCTACATTTGGCAACTCAACTGAAGCTGTAGAATTGTTTGTTATAAAACCCTATGTATCTAACTACTACTATTTCTCACCTGTTGACTACAGTGGTTCTTTGCCTTATGCTGAACTAGAAAATGAGATTTCAGACTACTTACTAAACGAAGCTAAAAACTCTTTTAGTGGAACTAAAGTAGTTAACTTCAATAATGGTGTTCCTGATGCTGAGCAGAGACGTGAAATCACACGTAAAGTTAAGTCACAACTGACAGGTTCTAGAGGTCAAAAGGTAATAGTTGCTTTTAACGAGAACGCTGAATCTCAGACTTCTGTTGAGGATATATCTCTAAACGATGCTCCTGAGCACTATGAGTATTTAGCAAACGAATGTAGAGACAAAATCTTAGTAGGCCACAGAGTAACCTCTCCAATGCTTTTAGGTATTAAAGACGGTGGGAACGGTTTAGCTTCTAACGCTGACGAGATTAAGAACGCCTCTCAGTTATTTAACTCAACTGTAATAGGTTACTACCAAGAAGAGATAGCTGAGTCTATTGAAGAGATTCTAGAGGTTAACGGTGAAGCCCCTGAGCTTTATTTCATTACTTCTCAACCTATAGAGTTTACTGACGAGAACCAAGGAGAAGGCGCTGAAGAAGGTGAGAAAGAAGAAACGGTTAAAGAAGCTAACGACAAAGATAAAGAAGAATACAATAAAGAGCAAAACTTAAGCGCCCATTTAGAAGTGAGCCCTAACTTTATAAAAGACGCTCTTGAATTATACGAAAACAGAAGAGAGAATGTGTAAAGGCGT